TAGGGGGTGATATATGAATGCCTGAAATTATTTTAAAAATTGTATTAATAACTAAGCAAGCAATAAATAATATTGCGACTCCTGAACAGGAGGAAGAAGTTTGGTTATTTCAAGAGCAATGTAAGAAGTTAGGTCCGCCTTGGGTCTAACCTTGTTGTGATACAATAAAATTACTGACCAGAGCGGTGGTAGACATAAAGACTGCTGCTCTGGCTTTTTCAAGTTGTTTTCTTAAAAATCTTCTTTCTTCTTTAACCTTATTATTTTTAACTTCTAAATATTTTTTATAATACTTAATCCAGTTAACCTGGCGTTGGTTAAAGGTAACTAAACCTTTACGGACAGCTTTAAAGTATTGGGATCTCACATGCTCAGGGTCCCATCCTGACCACCAACAAATAGTTTGAAAATCTTTAGAGTCTTGCGTTATCCATTCTGATGCTTCCATTTTATAGATACTTGATTTACGGTCAGAGGTCGGCAGCTTAGCCTCTTCAAAGGCATGAATAAGAACATGTCTCCAAAGTCGTTGCTCTGGATTTTGATGGGTCTGATTGGTTAGATCTGTAGCAATCTCAATGCCCATAAGTTTTAATAAGTCGTGTGAATAAGTCACGATAATGCGCTTTTGCCTCCGGTGGTATGTTAAGGCTGTTGGCAAGTTCAGCTTGTTTTCGCATATCCTCCAATAAATGGTGGATTTGCTTGCCACTCCATTTCTGGAGGCGCGGTAGAGTCAAGAGCTCTCTATCATCGTGTAAATCGGAATCGTCAAAGAAAGAAGGTGCCATATGATGATTATAGTTTAACATTGGTGTCCTTACTACTCTTTACGAGTTTTAATTTAAATATTTTTGCTTCAGGTTGTTTTTGGTTATGGTGAATTTTATAAATATGCAGCGCGTCATTTAACATGGCTGGATCAAACTCATCTTTATAGCCGAAGTTAACTCCCATCTTTAGGGAAAACATTGTGTTAGTAATTAAGTCGTAATCTTTTTTGGAAAATTTGCGCGCGAGAAGGACCAGGACCTTGGTTAGATCAGTGATACCATCCTTCTTTTTTGTCATCTAAATAATCCTCGCACCATTTAAAAATTGTAGTTAAGTTCCTCACATGGAGCCGTGAAGCGTGGTCCGCGAGATTTGTACCATTACAGTAGATGCAGGTTGCTCGGCTTACCGTTCCTTGAACGTATCCTTTACCATCGCACTCTGTACATATATTATTTGCTTTAAACATTTTTTTAATTCTTTTGCAAGTCAATTTATTATTTCACACACACAAACCGTTCACAACCCATTCACCGTTAACGTAGGACCTGTACCCATTCCTCTTGGCCCACGATTCATGGGCCTTATAAATTTTTATAGGAACTCGTTTTCCTCCCCACTTATTTTTTTTCTTGGTTCTTTTTAAGCTGCGCGATTTCATTATACAAGTTATTATTTTCTTTCCCTAATCGATCGATGATTGCTTGTTTTTCATCCAGTTTGCGCTCGAGTTCTTTAACTTCATTGCGATTAAGTCCTTTAATAAGACTGACTTCAATCTCGGCTTCTTCAACCCGTTTCTTCAGTTTAGCCATCGGAGAACGATCTTTCCGCATCTCTGCCATCACACAAGCAGGCTTTAAAGCGTCTCTTTTCAAGCGTAAATTTTCCTGAATCTGAGTTAATTCAACAAAGGTCTTACCGGGGAAACGTTTCTTTAACGTACTAATCGGTACGGAGCCCGAGGCTGTAATCAATAATGTATCGTCTGCTTTGGTCATAAATATGTTTTTTAATACTTTTTTCGGTATTAATGACGGTAAGAAAATCGGCGCCATTATAAGCTTTCACATAAGCATTCTGGCTGATCGCCAAACTGCTCCCACTCGCTAAGAGAGCAAACTCAGAGCATCCGGTTAATAATACAACACTGACTACACTTATTAATATAGATTTCATAAGTGGCTCCCATTATACCTTATACATTGTAGAAGGTATATTGCAGCGTAAGCTCCTCTCCAGCCCTAATATTGCGAATCGTAATAAGATTCCATTTCTTCGTATAACGTTCATCTCTAAGGTCGACCTTAACACAATTCGCCTCATTGGCATGATTAATGAATCCTCCTAACGGAGTGCGTAGAATCTCTTCTCCGACTTTAATATGCGTCGTCCCCAGGTTGGTTCCCTGAGCGATGCCTTGCTTAGCAAAGAGTCCGAGTCCATTCACTTTGGACGTTTGAATCGTTAAGGAATCCGGTAAAGGTTTATACATGCGCATTAGTTGTGAGGACATCGCTCACGCGGAGTTAAGTTTTTTTCCGAAGTGAGTAAGCCTGTCCTTCTATATTTTTTCCATTTTAAATCTATTTTTAAAACACTATCTCCATGAGCAATTCTTAATTCCCATCCCCAAGGCTTCGCTTCTTCCCAGTGTTTATGATAATCCTCGATAACAATATGTCGAGTGGTATTCTTTTTTTGAACGTAGGTTAATTTTTTGGGCTTCGCCATTTAAGAAATTGATCTTTGATTAGTTTTAGACATAATTCAAATCCTCCATCAGGATCTTTAATTTTAATCTTATTACGCTCAACTCCATTAACGGTTAAGCGTAAGGATTTATCGTAGTGATGAAAGTGTACACAAAATCTTTCTTCCCCTGTCACAGGTAAATTGCGTAAACGTTCAATATCGACTGAATGTAAACCATCCGTATTATTTGCCATTTAATTTCTTTTTGTAAGCTTCAACTGAAATGCCATCTTTTTTGGCACGGAATTTAATGTAATCATCAACCAATTTAGAAATCATCCCTGCGGGTGCTCTAAATTTTTCTTTACACATTCCTTTTAAAAGTTTGTAGTCATCAATTTTAACGGCTACACTTTTCCATTTACTAATGTCCATATGGTCCTCCTGCGTTGTTAGTTGTTGTTGGTTCTTTAGCTTGGGTAAGACGGTTTATTTTTTGTAAAGCGCCATTAACCATATTATATTTAAGCTTAAGCATTTTATACTGATGCCTCAGTTTAACATTTTCTCTCTCTATTTCTTCTTTGCTTCGTATCTCCATGTACTCTCCTTATTTTAGTTTGTTTAGTTTTTCTTCTAAGAGCATGATGATTTGTTTCATATCTCCTAGTTTATCCTTAATGAGATCTAACTTCTTAAGAATTTTGTTACGTTGTAATTCTTTTAGGTACATAGGATCATCGGCTTTGCCTTGTCCGAATCCTCCTCGTCCAAAAGGTTTTTTTACATTTGAAATACTACTTAACTTTAAACTGTTTTCTTTTTGAGAGTCGGTTAAAGGAATCTTGTTTGCTTCCTCAATGCGATCAGCATCTCGGTAGCTAATAGTAGGATTATCTTCCTTATCTGCCATTTCAGCTGCGAACTCTTCAACAGTGGGTCGTTTTTTATTGGCCATTTTTTTCCTTAAGTTTTTCTTTTCTAATTTGTTCTGTTAATTTGTCATTCTCTTTTTTTAAATAAAGCTGCATCTTTAACACTTGAGTCAGTTTTATATATAATTCTGTTAGTTTAGTCATGTTCTTTTTCCTTTCCGTTTTTAATAAAGCGTGCGCTATTGTCCGTGTGTAATTGTTCATTCATCATTCCTTCAAAGTGTTGATCAATCAGTCTTTTCACGGTTGATCCTGTAGTATTAAATCTTTTTGCAATCGTTGCAAAAGGTAAATTTTGTTCTCTTCTAAGCTTAATCATTTTGAGAACGCGCTCTTTATTATTTTTTAAATCATTATGTAAACTAAGACTGGCCATTCGGTGTTTCCCTTCGTTCTTCCATTTCATCATAAATTAAACTTGAAGCCATACAAATATCAAAGGGCCTCATTTCATCCCCTTTAGCATTTTTAACTGTTATATTACTCAGGCTAGAAATATAATTATCTAAGTCACAAGACTCTTCAACCGGCATCCCATCGTGGTCATAACTGGGTATGTTAGTTAGGATCTCATCCGCCTGTGTTATAATAGTTTTTAATAAAGTACTTTTGCTTTTCAGATTCATAATTTTCTCATTTATATGGGATGAGACATAGGGGTGTCAACAAAAAAATGAAGTATATTTTGGTACTATGGGTGTGCTCATTTATCGACGGAAATGTATGCATGGACCCTATTGAAAGCCCTATCTTATATGATAGTTGGTATGAATGCTCTCGTGCTGCCCACACTGAATCGCTGAAGATTATGGCAAAAATGGGGTATAAAAGTGTTAATCAATACAAAGTGGGCATGAAATATAATTGTAAAGTTGTTGAAACCCACTGAATAGTTTTATAGAGTCTTGAGATGACATTCACGGCTTTTATTCTATTTGGTCATATTTGCCTCGCAGTTCCAGGAGACTTAGATCAATGCTGGAACATCTATCATACCCCCCAAATTCGCTATTCTAGTGAGCGTACATGCATGAAAGCTGCAGAGGACTACCTCCAGGGCGCCCAGCTATATTATAAGCGTGAGAAGCGCTCTATAAGCGAGCTAGAGCTATATTGTATAGGTACACATCCCATAGCAGCTCTATGATTCAATTTTTGAAGCGTTTTATACGCAGACTTGCTGCCTCTGTTAAACCAACCACTTCTATTGACATTGCATCCCAAGATGCCTTATTATCACTTATGAAGTACTATCGGATCAGGGTGGTAGTACAAGGACGCCTTTATATTGACACAATAAAGGCTAAAGACATTGACAGCGCCTTTAAAATATTAATAAAGAAGGCAGCGGATGGTCTTTTAAAAGTAAAAGAAGGTCAGGGCTTTTATCAAAAGAAAAAAGTCCAAATTACTTACGAGGAGGTAAAAGATGGCACTTCAGGAACTGGTGCAAACGAAACTGGATCTCGAACACAAATGGGCCAAGAAGGCTTTGACATCGCAACGTGAGGAAATGAAATGGATAGATATTAAGATTAAGGATGTCAAGAAGTTAGTGGATAACGAGATAGAACAGGCGAATAAATTTTCGATTGCAACATGAGTAAAGCGAGTAAAAAATTAAGAAAGCTTAAAGATCAATTAGATAAGATTGAAGAAAAAGAAGATGATATTTTATCTAAAATTGATGAAGCTATTGATGAATTAGAAGACGAAAACGATGAATAGATATTAACGTTTCACCGGTAATCTTCTCATATTCTCGGTAAAAAGGTGATGCACCTTTTCAGTAAACTTGTGCATTTTTCCCTCAAACATAAATTGATTATCTTCTATCATTCCTTTTTCTTGATGAATATTCCACACAGCTACATTCATATGAGACAGGAAAGTTCCTTCATCACGAGTCTTAGCTTTATAAGCTAAAGTTCCGTGGCCAAAACGCCTAATCGCTTTCAACCTATGGTGACCATTAATAAGCCAGCCTTCCGGATTAAGAACTAAAGGACACTTCAATCCGTCTTTGGCAATTGAGTCTCTAACCTTTATATAAAATTCATGATGAGATCCGGTTCCCACTCTAATATCTTTAAACCATACGAGTTCTAATCGCTGTTTAAATAACTGATACCAGGGATGGATAATTGTTTTATTATCCGCTGTTTCAGTTGTAAGGAGAGCCTGCGGTTTTTTTGTCATTTTTATTTGGTTGATTGTCGTAGTGATCAACTATTCTTTGTAAATTTTCTTGTTTAACAATACTGTGAGGAGCTAGCGCTTTAGCAAATTTGTAAGCGTCTCTAAAAGAGCACCGCCAGCGCCATTGATCAAAATTTTGATGTGGGTAAGCTTTCTTCATAGAGCATTTTCCATATCCTGTGACGTGGTGCAGCCAATTAATCACTCCTTTATGAGCCATTTGAATTTCAATTCTAATACTCCAGCAGCTATAAATTTTACCATTCGGAGATTTTTTATCTTTACGTTTACATTCTACCCATCCTTCTCCATCCATTAAGCCGGCTAGATATTGTGCGTGAGCTTCGATCATTTAGCGTCCCCCCATGATTCTCCTAAGTTAGTATCTACTACAAAAGGAAGTTTAAATTCAATACAAGTTTCCATAGTTTTTTTAATTTTACTTGCATCCATTGGTGATTTAACATTAAAACAAAGTTCATCGTGGAGCTGCAGGATAGGTAAATAACCTGCTTCATAACAAGCAAGCATAGCCTGCTTTGTTTGATCCGCTGAAGATCCCTGTATTAAACGATTCAAAGCTTTATAAGTAAAAGCTCTTTTAATATTTTCTCTTCCGTATTTAGCAACAGCATTATCAAAAGATTCAGCTGTGTGTAATCCAAAGTCTTTAGGTTCCCATCGATCGAATCTACATTTTCTACCTTTCTTAGTTCGAATCACTCCTTTTTCAGCTGCAGTCTGCATACAGCGATCTGAAAGCATTTTAACAAACGGAACCTTACGGTTATATTTAGAGATAAGGGTCGTAGCCTCATCCTTAGACACTCCTAAAGAAGTAGCTAGTTTGTTTTTACCCATTCCATACATTAAACCCAGACCTATAGTCTTAGCTTGAACTCTTTCAATTCCTACTAGATTAGCTACGGTTTGATGAAAATCAGTACTCGCTTTATGGTAAGCATCAACTAATTCATTACTTCCTTCGTAGCCATTACCAATGGAGGAGGCATAGTGTACTGTCATCCGTGGTTCTTGTTGCGAGTAATCAAAGGATCCCCACTGATGGCCTTCCTCAGGTATAAAGAGAGACCTAATCAAAGGACCAAATTCTTTATTACGAGCTGGCACTTGCTGCAGGTTAGGGTTAGCCATACTCAAGCGACCTGAGACAGTCCCACCTTGATCCGATCTTAATTGATTTATTTCTGCATGTATCCTTCCCTTCACCTGGTACTTCATGATAGAAGATAAAAAGGTATTATGAAATTTATTTATTTCTCTTGCCTGTACAATAAGTTTAGCAATTTTATGTTTACAATTAATCAACCAGTTTTGGGTAAATGACGGTTCATCAGATTTCGGAGTCCTTGGATACTCTATCTTCAGCCTATCGAAAGCTTTGGCGATCTGGCGTGCTGCCCAAATGTCTGTGTCTAATCCTGATTCTTTTTTTATTGCCGACAGTATTTCTTTTTCTTGGGTCTGCATTTCTATTCGTAATTTTTCAGCTAATTCCACTTGCACTCTTACTCCTCGTTGACGCATCGCAATCAATACTGGAAGCAAGTTCGACTCTAGGTCCCATACTGTAGTTAAACTTTGACTAATAATTTCTTTTTTAAGCTGCTGCCATAAAAGGTACGTGAGTCGTGCATCCTGTTCCGCATAAAATCCAACATACTCTGCTGGTAACTTCCACATCTCAGCTTTCGGATCGACTCCGTGTTCTTTAGCTGCATTAACCAAATCTGTTTCAGCTTTAATTTCACCTAAATAATCTTTGGCTAAAGCATTTAGGGAATAAGAGAATCTATTTTCATCAACAATAGCCGCCGCTATCATGGTATCAATAATCTCTCCTTGAACTTTAAAACCTTCGTGCTCTAACCATCCAACATCATATTGAGCATTGTGAAAAATTTTAGGACAAGGTAAAGCACATACATCTTTAATATACTGTTTAACTTGTTCAGGAATCATATTGCCTCCACCAAAATGAGCAAAGGGATAATAACCTTGCCATCCCTCCACGGCGACCGCAAAGCCAATAATATTTCCGTGGCCCGTGGCCCAACCAGCTCCTCGATTAGCTCCAAGACCCTCGTCTCGAGTTTCTAAATCAATAGCAATTTCTCTAGCTTGTGAAAGATCTTTATATTCTGAAGGGCATGACCAGATATGTTTTTTAAAATTCATTGATAACTGTAGACTCATAAAGGTAAACCTCGAGTAGCCATGTAAAATGAAAGAAGAGCAAAACTTAAAAGAAAAAGAAAAATAATAATAAAAATTTTATCCCTATTCATTCAGAATAATCTCTCTCTAAAACAATTTCTAAACAATGAATTGCTTTTCTTAAACTTTTTTCTTTACCTTTTAACTTGTGCCTACAAATATATTTAATAGCTTCTCCCTCAGCCCATTCTAAATTATTTTCTGAAATAAACTGAGCGGGTTCTATTTTGAATCCTTTGTAGTGGGTTCCATCTACCTGCTTGTCCAACGATTTATAAGTCATTCCTTTAAACATATCCCTGTGAGTCATTTAAGCCTCTTCTGTGCAGCTGCAACAATTTTAAAAATATCACGCCACTTAGTTTCTTTTTTTACTTTTGCTATCATTCTTCTTAATCTGAGATGATAGCCTAGTTTTTCTCTTTTCTTTTTTAAAGTCATAAGTTCCATCCTGAGGATCGGCTATGAGTTCATCGTAAGCCGCATAGATATCATTTAATTTAATTCTTTTTTTCTCTAACATAAACTAAATAGTCATCTCCTAAGGGATAATTATATTTATAATCCGTACTTAAAAGATGAATAGTGTTTCTAGCACGGGTTGCGCCTGTATACCAGACTTTTTTTTCATTAATTTTTTCTTTTTTAGATTTTGATTTATAATCAGAAGGGTAGTTAGCTTTTTCATATAAAACCACATGACGAGCTTCTCCACCTTTAACGGAATGAATAGTATCAATAATAATTTGGGGTTCTGCATCCAGTTCTTTTTGGCCATAACGACGCAGGAGTCTTAAAAAATAAATAATTTGGCGTGGGGTAAAGTTTCTACGTAAGATCCACCACCACTGTTTCTTTTGGGCTGCCTGAGGTAAATCAAGACCACACCATTCTTTTAAAGCTTGAAAATCATACTCTTTAAAATCCGGCTCGTTGGTCCAGAATTTTTGAGTTCTATATCCGGGATCTTTAAGTTCTCTTATATATCTATACATTTTTTCAGCCTGTCTTTTGTCTATCTTTTTTTTATTAGAAAGTCTAGTCCAGGATTTGATAGCTTCCCATTGATGTTCATCAAAACATTTTCGTTCGTCATTATCTTTAAAATAAAGTCCGGCATCTTTAGCAAGCATTCGTAATTCGTTAACCGTATTACCGATGCGTCCTAAAATATACCAAGTTCCTTCTAGTTGATTAAAAGGAATTTCTTTAAAATTTAAATAACGTTTAACATAACCTGGCTGCGTACCATGTTCGTATTCTTTTTCTTCGCTATCTAAAATTCCTCGTCTAATAATTTGAGAAAACTTATGAACTGCTTCTCCAAAACGTTTTGTTTTTCGTAATCGAACTTTACGACCAGGAAAGAATTTTGTAAAATATTTAGGGTCAGCTCCATTCCATTGATAGATAGCTTGGTCATCATCTCCGGCTAAATAAATACGATCGGTGTTCGCTGCTAATTTATAAATAACTGACCATTGAAGTGGAGTACAATCTTGCGCTTCATCTACAATAAGAACTTTAAGGGGAGGAAAATTAACTTCTTCAATTGTTCGTTCGATCATGTCATCAAAATCAATAAAAGAACGTTCACTCCCTGACATCTTATAGTGTTCGTAGGTTTTAACTTTTCGACAAAATACATCTAATGAATCTTTCTTATAAGATTCTTCTTTATAAACTTGAATTGGACTGGCTAACATATTACGAGCTTTACTATAAATTCCTAAAGACCAATCGGTATAAGTAAAATTATCTTGAGTCAATCTTTTATCAGATCGTTTTACAATTTTAGTCTGAAGAGCAAAATCAATCATACAATCTTTAGGATCAAAAACTTCCTCAGAAAAATAACGACGACAATATTTATGAAGAGTTTTAAATCTTTCAAAATCATCTGTAGTATATTGAGGAAAAGCTTTTAAGGATCGATCAATTGCTGTGTTGACTGCTTTGTTTGTAAAAGAAATAAAAGCAATATCATTAGGGGAAATTCCTTTTTGTAAATATCTTTTTAAAACTTTTTCTACCAAGGTATGTGTTTTACCTGTACCTGGCGGTCCAAATATTTTAATTGTCTTGCGGTAAAGTTTCTTTAGATTTTTTAGTTCTGAATTTACCGAGGTGGAATTCATCATCAAGCTCCGAAGGTTCGTGTTTCACATTCTTTTTAGGTTTAATATCTACATAGTTTACAAATTCTGGCATCTTAACATACCATATATTTTTTTCACCTTCATAATATTCGTGGCGTTCGCAGCCTAAATAATGAAGAGCATCCATCGTATTATTAAAAACCTTAGTCGCATGACTTTTAATATAATGTTCAAGAGTAGATCTTTTAAAATAACAAATTTGAGTTTTACTATCTAAGACTACGTACCCATCTTTTAATTTTTTAAAATCATCTTCCTCTAAAGTTTTTTCAAAAAAAGATTTTAAAACGTTATATTTTTCCTCATCAAGAGTATCAACAAATTTCATTTTTTCGTTTTCAATGGCTCGTGTAGTAAGTTCTTTAAGTAAAAGTTCAAAAGGAGCAGGTCCCATTCTTGCTCGAGGAAGAGTTAACCAAAATAATCCATAGCGTAAAAATCTAACTCTCCAAGATTTTTCATCTTTCATATCCTCAGGTTGGACCGTGATTCGTGTTCCTTTATAAGTGAAACTAAAATAAACTGTTTTAGTATCTCGAGTATAAGATATATCTTCAAATTCATCTATTAAAGCTGGAACCTGTGGGCCAATACCCAACTTTCTTGTTTTACATAATTCTTTATTACAAATAGGCATCAGCTCATTATGACGAGGAGGGCATTTAAAATGATAACCGTGAGCCTTAACTGATTTAGCAATAGCCCTTGCTTCCGTTACCTTCATCGGTTTAACAAAACACTGTCGGTTTCGTTCTACTGCAATATCCGCTAAAGCTTCTAGACTCAGATTACCTTCTGTCTTTTTGTTTTCTAAAACGAGTACATTAAAAAGAAAATTATTTCTATTGTTGCCCGCCCAAGGTTCCTGTATAAGTTTTTGTACACATGGAGGATAATTTTGCCACTCTGTCTCAGGTTCATACGCATTGGTTTTTAAGTCATATAATTCTTTTAGGCTTAATCGCTTTGACTCAGCTAACGTTAGAAAAGCTCCTATCATCAATGGATTTGACTGGTCATCAAAAGCAAATTCTATTGTTGCATTCATGTTGTAGTATGGCATTGATAC